TACATTCTCTGGTGACTTTTCTAGACTATGCAGTGTGTCAATAGACTTTGTAATACCAGCTGAACCATTCCAGATAGCGAAGTCTTCTACGTGCTGAATACGAGCATCTGCTTCTTTCAGTGGAGATTGTACACTTTCACCTAGTTCTTTAGGAACACCGGCAGCTTGAATACTTGGACTAGCTTTAAAATCTCTAAAAATCTTCTGTGCTAGTTCTGGTGGATAGTTCTTCTTAACTGCTGCATACAAAGTCTCAAAACTATATAGATCATCTGCGCTGTCCAACTTTAAGATTTTAGCCCAATCTGCTGGATTCTTAAATGGTCCTTTAATAGTTTCATTGGCATTTGCTTTTGTGTAGCCAAGCCCATTTTTCTTTTTGACAGGTCGGCGAACAACTTGGACCATACCCTGTGTTGGCGAGTACATCCAACGTTCCATTTCAAGTGGTCTGCCGTCTGATGTTGTATCTTTACTTGTCTTACCTTCGATAGCGCCGGCTAGACTAGCAATCATAATATTACGGTGTACACCTTTATAGTTACTATATTTTCCATCCTTGCTCATTTCTTTTGAGTGCGGAGAATGATAGTAGTTTTTCATAAAGTCTATATCACCTGGCATAAAGTCAATTTGAACTTTGCCAGTACGTGTCTTGCCTTCAATCTGTTTATTCGGATCATAGTTCACAATGTCAACTACTGTCATGAATACACTTGACTTCTTAAAATCTAATATACTAGGGGCGGCTGCCAATTTTTTAGCAAACTCTGCTTGCTGGTCTTTATCTAGTTGCACTGCGATATCAATATCACCCGAAAATTCTTTTTTGCCGACTGATCCCAGCGCATTAACTTTAAGTGGAATGCCAAGCTCTTTCTCAAGTCGATCTAATGTAGGTTGAATTTCGGAATGATGGATTGCACCAACGCCAGTCATTGCCCCGCCTTCTGTGACGGTTTCGCCATCAAGTAAATTCTTCATACGATTATGAAGTCCAACTTGTTTTAGTCGTGGTTTACGAGGTCCTCTGAATCTACGTTCAATGCCCGCACTTAAAATAATTTCACTAATTTTCATTTTTTCTTCCCAAATGGATCTTCGCCCGTCATGGTGGGACGAGAAAACCACAACTTGAACCACTCGGATGTACCGGGTTCAATATTGTGAGTTCGTTGATATTTACCTTTTTCCGTACCAGTATGAGAAGAATTTTGTTGATCTTTGGAAGGATCATCTACTTTATATGGTTGGTATATACCGGCTAATACTTTTAACTGATGTAATTGTTCTGCATAGTCCATTTAATTCTCAACACTATTCATGCCTCGCTTGAATTTACGCGGGTCTTTAGAACGGATACTGTTGACTAAACGTTTCTGTAAATCGCTTGCGGTATCTTCGTCGAAATTTGCATCGATGAATTCCATCAAGTTAATAGCACCGGCGATAATGTGCTCACCCTTTTGCTCAACCAAACGTTTGTTATCTTTATCATAAGATATGCTGTTCAGTTCTTCAAATAAACTTTTACGTTTCATATTATTTCTCCGTTAAGTGTATTTATCAAGTTTCGTCAAAAGCAGAACGTGTTTTTGTTTTTAACATTGCTCTAAGGGATGATGCAGCTTGTGTCTTTTCAAATACCGGAGTATCGTCATCTTCTTTTTTAGTAACGGTAGTCTTTTTGCGTAATTGATCGACTACACTTAGTGTAGAACTACTGGTTTCAATACTGCCATCATTCGCACCACTGTCATCATCAGTAATACGCAAACTATCTCTGTTGAACAGAAGACTTACCTTACTGCCGACACCAGAAGATGAGCGTGTTTTAAGAAGTTGTAATTGGTATTGTCCGCGCTCACGCATTGCATTGCTCGTAAAGATACCAATTACATTATCTGCTGTTTGAATTTTAGAAATACCACCGGCAATGTGTGAGTGGTCGAATTCAATCTCTTCAACTGCTGAACGATTTAACTGTGATGCAGTAACAAGAATACATTGTGTTTCCATTGCAAAGTTACGCATTTCTTCTGTTACATATTTGTCTTTTGTAAATGTATCACCTGCCTGTACTTTCATAGTAGCAGGAGTAAGAAGGTCGAGATAGTCAACGCAGATACAATCGACCTTCTTACCTGTCTGGATTTGTAGTTCTTTCAGATATGACCTAATGTCATTGATCGACGAGCCTGAAGGGAGATATTTGACACGTAGCTGTCCGGACGACTTACCTTTTGCTTTGACCATCAGTTCGACTTCATCTAGACTTTTAAAGATGCCTTTTGTACTTCTATCCGTCTGCATTGCGTACATACGCATCGATGAAAGAGATTCTGAAAGTTCCAGGGTGACGTAGACACAATTTAGACCAGCCTCTGCCCAATTCAGGCTCATATTTTGCATAAAAAGGGATTTACCTGCGCCAGAGCCTCCTGCAAAAATCGTGATCTCCCCACGATTGATGCCACCATACAACTTATCATCAAGACCTTTCCAACCAGTGGACATTTGTCCATTGTCATCTTTCAGTCCTTCAAGTACAGCCCTCGGGTCAGCATAATAATCTGTTCCCAAAGAACGTGCAAGTCCAGTTTGAACTGCTGCTTTGATGATAAGTTCTACCTCACCATAGTTACCAGTCTCCAACAAATCAGCACTATCGATAATAGCCTTCTCAATAGCCTTATGTCGGCAGAATGTTTCAAATTCATCAACAAACCATTCAACGTGCTGGTCTATGTTATTCAGTTTCTCTACTGATACCCCGGTTTCTGCTTTGATAATCTCTAGGCTAGGGATCGATGAATATTCATCACTGTGTTCGATTAACTGCTTGACTACAGGACGGATGCTGCGGTCAAAGTATTCAGGCTTAATAATACTGCGAACTCTAGAATACAGTTCGGGATCACTAACCATGAATTGTACGAACAGTTGTTGTAAATCTGGGCTATAATTTTTTGTTTCTGGCATGTTTATATAGTATCACTTTTAGTAGTGGGTGTCAAGTTGTTTTAGTTGAATAACACTGTATTATAAATTACGGTATCTTTATTTGCCTCTACTAAATCTATTTTTGGGGCGATAGAATGTTTTTTGATTGTGTAAACGACCCAACAAATCTCGAATTTCAGTGACTTCTCGTTGCATTTCCTCGACGTATATACTGTTTGGATCCATCGCAATACTCATTGCACGACGATGTACTTTTCCATTCAATGCTGTCTCAATCATTGTAATATCATCAACTGTCAAATCAAACGACTTATTTGGTTTTACCATAAGTTTAAGTTCCTGCCATTACCTGCTATAATACTAATGCATGTTACCACGTGCAATACAATCCAGAATGTTCTGAACCATAACGCCTTGCGCACATCACTTTGTGTTATCGGTAAAAACTCTGGACGATCATCATCCGTAATACCGATTGGCATACCGACAGTTCTTGCCCAGAGTTTTAACCATTTGCGTTGACCCTGCATTAGTAAGTTGTTAGAACTTTATCAGCAATACCATGCTTGATTGTTTCTTCTGGGTTCAGCCAACAATCACTCTCAGGCAACAACCACTTACGAATGTATGCATCATTCTTGCCAGTACATTTCTTATAATGATCCATCATACGATCACTTGATAGTTCAAACTCTTTTACAATACTCATAAGTTCATGCTCTTTGCCACGTGATCCCCACGAATATTGATGTGACATCACACTAGTATTCTGTGTAATATAGCGATGACCTTTTTCACCTGCCATCATTAGTAGTACCCCACAACTAGCAATCATACCCATACCATATGTATGTACTGGAATTGAACTTTGCTTGATTACATCAATCAGATGGAATGCACTATTAACTGCGCCACCAGGAGAGTTGATATACAAGTGAATCACGTCAGGTCGTGTATCTTCTGGCATCATGTTGTATTCCATGATCATCTTGACAAGTGGCATACAGTTCTCTTGATTGAACTCTTTATCCATAAACAATACCCCATTGTCATACAGCAATTCGCCTGGTTTCTTAGGCTCGGGCGGTCTTGGCGGGGGTGATGGCATCTGTGGTGGGGCTGCTGGTTCCTTAGGAGTAGGAATTACTTTACGCTCTACTACGTCCGGCTTTTTTGTTTTAGTTTTGTTAGGCATCTTCTTGACTGGTTTTTTAGCCATTATTATATTCCTTTATCCTAATCTCATTTTTACATTTATTTTTGTACTATTACTTATGCTACCGCTAATAACACTTTTCAATGTATATAACTTTCCGTATCGCTGCACAGAATCGGCGGCATCTTTAATATCATCTTCCCATCGTGGGAAACTAACACTCCATCCATTTTCAATGGCTTGTTTAATTAACTTCTCGCCTGGTTTATCTCTATCAGGACTTACAATAATTTCACCTTTAAACATATTGATATAATCAATTTGATTTTGACTTGCTTCGTTACTCATAATAGCAACACCATCTAATGCTGCTGCATCCAGTACACCCTCCGTCACAATAAGATATTTACGCTTACGATTTATAGCATCTATATTGTACACAAAATCTTTTGGAGTCTTCATCATATATTTTGCTTCAAGATTGCCAGTGAAATCTCTAGCACTGTATCCTACAATACGTTCACCTTGAAAGAAAGGCAAAATTACTCGCTGTCTAAATTTTATATCAGGACTCCAATACATGTGTTCTACATGGTCAAACAACCCTCTGTCAATAAGATATTTAGCACCCATAATAGCGCGAGTGGCTGGGTTATCAGTTTGTAATATATCATCCAGTAATTCACTGCCGGGTGGTAGTTCACAATCTTTAAAACTAGGAATTCTAGTAGTTTGCGTTTTACTAATGAACAATGTAGGTCCGTCGGCTAATTCTTTCTCTCTAATTGCGTCCAATTGAATACGCTTAATATCACTGTCACTAATACCGAGATTGCGCATTAGTAGTATCATCTTCTTGTTTATCACTCTGCCATTTTTATGTGATGCAGTAAACCCACAATTGAAACAGTGATACGAAATACTCTCTGCGTCATGCCTAACACCACCGCGCATTCTAGTATCTCTACGAGGTTCACCATTATCAATACAACACGGACAGTTGAATGACATCCAGCCACCAGAACTCGCACGTTGCGGCTGTGGTAGACTGGAATATATTACTTGTTGTAAATTCATCTTTATACTATATCAGATTTGTTAATACTTGTCAACCATATTGATCATGCAGGTAGTAGCGTTTTTTGTTCTGCTAAGAACTTTTCTTTGTATTCTCTGGCATTCTTTTTGCCCATCTTCCGGTTATGAATCTTTCGCATCATGCGAAAGTTATCAGCATCAGAATTGCCACCTTTAATGTGAGCAATGATATGACCACCTTCTGCCTCATTCATTGTCAATGGTTTGCCATCGACCCAGCATTTGAAATCCTGGCGTTGAAGTTGTGTCTCTTGTTCATCGCGTGTATATACTCTTTTGTTATCTAAATTAATCATATACTTTTCTACGTCAAACTCTTCTAGTAAGTACGTGACTGCAATCTCACAGGATTTTTCGTGGCTTCCTAATGCTTTGGTATATACTTGAGATTCGAGTTTTTCTACACCATTTTTGTCAATCACTTTTTCTGTTCGGGTGGGCATAGTACTAGCGAAAGCATCATGTCCTTGCTTAAATGCTATAAAGAACCCCGCATAGTCTTCAACATGAAAACTGCCATACTTTTCTGTCAAATGAAAATATAAACGATATAAGGCTCTAAATTCTAAACGACTTAATCCTGCTTTCAGATGGCTTTCCATTCTTGCATTTGCGTTTTTCATAACAAACGTGAATACCTTTTTCATTTTCTTGTGAAGTGATTTGATTTCTTTCTCATTAAGACCATGAGTGTCATAGAATTTTTCCATCTTTTTATCGTCGTGTCCAACTAGACCTTCATCTACATTACAAAGATAGGCAATACGAGCCACATCATCTTCCATTTTTAATCGATTATTATCACCCTGAAAAAATCTGAAATTTCTCTTGTCTCCTTTTTTGTTAGGAGCAGATGCAAACAATGCTTCTGGAACAGAGTCTGTGCCTACTACAGTACGAACACATTCTCGTACCAAAGATGCTAACAAATCAACACCATATGAATTCAATTTTTCTTGGTGACATACATCAGTTGTTTTATTGGTTGCTTGAAACTGATATGCTTTATCTCGTGGCGACAAATTGTCGTAAACTATATACCTAAGAGGATAATTTAGAAATACATCTTGTACTTCGCCAGATAACTCTGAAAAGTTCTTTTCGGAAATAGAAAACTCATCCGCACAAAACTGTTTAATAGAACGCAATCTATTTGAACCGTCAATTACTTCTAATTCTACTTGGTCTGGGTTCTCTGAGTTTTGATTCAACTTAATCTCGCCGATATCTATTCCAGCCAGCATTGCTTCGATAATGCCCACACGTTTACTATTATCTTGTATTTGCGGGCGTTGGTGTGCTGGATCTGCATCTATATCAACTCTACCAACAAAGTCACACACTGTTTCTGTTTCCGTAGTGTATACTAATGATTTCATCGTTTTCATACTGTATTAACTCCTAGATTAATCAACTTATACATACTTTATATAATGATTCGTTTAGAATGTCAAGTACTAATATTATAATTATTATAAAAAACCCTCTGCTAAATTAATAACAGAGGGTGCTTTAAAAATTTACTATATCGCCTAGCAGAATAAACTCAGTGTCTACTAGTCAAGTTACGTTTTGTTAAATATATATTTTTAAAAGGATCATAACGAGTGCCTTCGGATGAACTGCCTTGTGTTCAGGTTGTTCCCATGTCGTGTATATAATATAGTGCTTCTTGACCTATTTGTCAAGTGGTATTTTAAAATAAATTTATTAAAATACTACTAGTTCGCCTCGACCTGACACCCGATCAACAATAACCAATCTGCCCGCGCTATCGCCGCGACTAGGAGATTTACCATATATCTTTGGTATGCCGCCAGTATACGCTGCTTTTGGATCAAACGTTTGGTCAATTCTACGTGCACGTAAGCGAAAGAATAAGTCTTTACTATTTGCATAATCAGATGCTGCGATTAGTGAACCATTTATTTTAACTATGCCACTCTCCGCTGAATGGTCAACATCCATGGGACCAATATACATATAATCAATCGGTCCTCCCATTGCAGTTGTGCCAACAACTAATAGCATTTTGTCTTTATCATTTAATTTACCAAATGTATCTGGTAGTTTATCGCCTTCTTTATAGCCTTTTGCTATTAGATTCTTGTGTGCCGCCTTGAAAAAGTTACTACCAATATCAGGAATAATTTCTGATATGCCACGAAGTCCGCCGCCAGCGAGTGATGGTGCGCTAGGTCCTTTCATTGATAAATTCAATGGTCCATTTGTGGTTTGTAATACAACATCAGTGTATGGCTCAGAACCAGATGCTTGTCTACCAGTAAACTTGGTTGCGCCAGTTACCCCTTTTACAGTAGCATGTCCAGTGTCTAAAGTGATAGGGTTTCCATCGTTTTGTGCAATAGATTCTGCAATTGCCTGTACAAACCCATTTTCTTGCCGCTCAGCGTTCTGTCCAGCTTCATCAATCTGTTTATTATGGGTGGATGTTATCTCTGAATATTTCATTTTAATTTCTCAACAATACTTTTGTAATTGACCCACTAGTCGCAGTGTATCTAACTCTTATCCAGTTAACATTTGCTCTAACTACATAACCTTGAATACCAGTTTCATTATTAATAACCAAATCACTATCATAAAATAGTGCGGGTGTTAAGTCAAACCAATCATTATCATTTGCAGATGCTTGTACCGATAAATCACCTTGGATATTTACGATGCCTGTAAATTCATCAAAATATAATGCAAGAGTATGTAATGACTTAGATTTAACCGTATTACCAGACCCATCAAACGATGTTGTGGTATATGAATCATTCTCAAAATAAAAGATATCAGTTTCTTGTGAATCTTCAAACTCTGGGTAAATATCGTCGATTACTTCCATAGTGCCTTTAGCATTATCATATGTGTCAGTGTAGATAATTTGCTCTACNCCATTCTCAACAGTGTACATTGCAAAACTATAAAAACCTTCGGGTAGCATAACAGTATCTGCCGATGTAACTACAAGAGAACACATCCCTTTAACTGCGTTAGTAATATCTGCATATCTAAATAGTACGTTTTCGCGACTATCTCTGTCATACATCTTCCAGATGATAGTTTTTCCGGTTAGATCGATAGGTTTTCTATCCGTATCTTTAATATTAAATCGGAGAGTATTATCAATACCCTTGTGTAATTTGTGGTGTCCATCATACATTGGCATATTCCCTAGGTAGCGTGTCATTGTGGCAGTGCCGGTCTCATCCAAGCACACTACCTCTATTTCTCTATTATACTGAAATACATTTACATTAATCATATATGTATTTATCTTTCAGGGACTACTTTTTAATATGCATAAATATAAGTATGGATGATGAAAAGATAAAATGGATGCAGGAGAACTATCCGTTCTTCTCTTATGTACGCTATGGCAAAAAAGATAATTTCAAAGAATATCTTGGAATCGTTATCAATACAGATAGCGTAATTAGTTCAATGTATAATTTTGAATCTATCCCAACACCAGAATTGCGCAAACATTTTATTGAATTGGGAGAACAATGGTGGTGGGAATCTAATCGCCTTATACCAATTAATTTATTTTTGGGATCACAGATACGTGAATTCAGACCATGGATATTAAATATGAATTCAAAGGACGTTGAAATTCTATGGGGTCCGGAAACAAGCTTAAATAATATCGTACAGAAACGTATTAAGCGACGGTCGATACAACTTGTTCGCAAATTAGATTAAGCTGTACTACAATACTCACAGCATAGGAAATAGCATGTGCTTTCTTAAAGTAATACAGATCATCTGATGGTTTCGTCCAAACTTCTTTCTTAATAAGTTCTCTTGATTCATTTAACAAATAACGCTTTGCAGGGCGAATGATAGCTAAAACTTCGGCTAACTCAACTATAGAACTTGGTTGTAATACATGCAATACATCAATATGATTATGAATATGGTGAAGGTTACTAACAACCTCTTGATGTTGCAGTAAACTCCATTCTGGCTCCTGTGTCATAAGTGCTACCAAATGTTCCTCGTCTCTTATACCAGTATAAAGACTATTATTAAGAAAATCTAATTTGAAGTACCCACGTTGCTCAGATTCTTTATATTCAATGCTAGCAAGGCCACTAATAGGATCATGTGGTATGCGATGGACATATACTCCACTATTATGTTTACGATAAATTCCATCTTTGTATATAGATGCAGGAATATGCGATATGATTGATAGAGCAAAATCTCTATCTAACACATCAATATCAATATCTGTTTGATTCATTATTTCCATACCATTACAAATAGAGCAGCATCATTATCATTATTGAAATACAGAGACCCTCGGTGTGCTACATAATTCCCATCGCAGTTATCATTGCACCAATCTATTAGTTCGGTCAATGCTCCTGATCCTGGAACAACTTCGTTATCAAATTTAATATTATCTTTACTAACAGCGGTCCAGGACATAAATTCTTTATTTTCAAAGTCACTAAAGAATTTACGGCGATTGCGGGCTTTGCCTTCAATCTTACGCAGACGGTCCAACAAATCTCTAGTTTTGTTATTACGAGGTATTAAAGAAGCCATCATTCTTCCGGATCATCTCCGCACAGTATTGCTTCTGCTGCTCTGTATTGTTCATACAAACTTTGTAGTAATTCATATTTCTCTAGTAATTCGGGATTAGGAGATAAAATACTTAAACGCTTTTGAATTGCATCAACGCTATTAAATAGTTCAGATATACTTCTTTTACTGCCGTCTACATTAAATGTGATATCCTCGTAAATAGTTGTCGAGTTGTCAGCACCATGAAGTGTCATATCTCCGAACAAATCTAAGTCAATACTATCGACCGTTAATGTATCAATCAACGATTTAGAAGAACTAGAAGTTAAACTACNACAACTAATTTCGTCGAATGAATATGTATCTTCGTCCGAATACATTTTATGTCTCCCACGGAAATTGAATCCACTGCTTTAATTCATCATCGAATTCGACACTGAAATAATCTGTATCGACAATAGAGTTAGGATTACTCAGTAATGATGCAAAGCGGACATTGTTGTGCCAAACTTGATCCCAGTTTTCGTTGGTTGGAAGACAAGATGCTTGCCAATCTTTCATAATCCATGCCATGGCATCCCCGCCACGATTGATATCATCGATAATTAGAATATTCTTTGCTTCTTTTTCATATCCAAATGCATCTTCCGCCATCCAGCAATTACTCTCCGTGTTTTCCTCTAGTCCATCAGTCCCAAGTTGAACACATAATGTATGCATAGGAATATCTACCATATGTGATAACAATACGGCTGGCACTAAACCACCCCGTGTAATGCCCACAATATAATCTGGGCGCCACTTGTCTTTGTACATAGACATTGCAATATCTTGAATTGCGGTATTAGTTTGTGTCCAATTATACGAAATTAGGTTCATTTACTTTCCTTCTCTGATGCTACCTTCTTTAAGTTCCAAATGCCATCAGCATCTTCACTCCATTCCAGTATAGTACCTTCATCCCATCCCAAAGTTAGTAACATTGATTCTGGAATATCAATTAATAATTCTCCAGTTTCGGGATCTTCAATTACTGTTGTTTTCCAATCAGTTCTTCTACTAGTCGCTTTAATAGTACTCATATTCCTGCTTCCTTTAATACCATTTGTACAAATTCAATGTCTGCTTTACGTGTTGCAAACTTACGTTGCCAAAATGTCGGTTCTAGATATTCCATTATCATACTTTGTTCTTGGTCGGTTAATTCACTAATTGCTGTGCTGCCAGTATCGCAATTAAAAATAATCCAAGGGCTAATACGTCCGGACTTAATCCAATGTATAAGACGCGGCTTACTAATCTCCCTAAAGAATACATTATACGGTCTATCATTTTCTCTGCTCCATTGCTGCATCAAAAGTATGCCACGTTCAACTGCACGTTCAGCCGTCTCTTTTTTATTTAGTTCTCTGATGTAGGTCTCGTAAACTGAGTCGCTACACCACTTATCTAATTTTACACTATTATTGATAACAAAGTCAACAAATTTCTCAGGATCAATTGCATTTATTTCAAGTATATGCCTGCCAAACTTGGTGAATGCTGTGTAATAACTACTCTTACAAAAGTGATCATAAGTCTTATCTTTTTTTGAACCTTGCGTCAGGATATAAAATCGGTTATATGCCAGAAAGCCAATGCGCACATACTTTGCATCACGATTAATCCACCTACGCTTTTGTTCACATAAATGTACCATTAGCGTTTTTTCACGCTTGAATGCTTTTTTACAGTGGTGGCATTCAAAACTCATATGAGCTATGTCTCTCATCCAATGTAAACCCGCCAGTTATGAAGACTTCAGGATCAAGTTCATTATCGTAACCTTGGTCATATAAAAAGTCCACTCCATCATCTTCATAGCCCTCAATAAATTTCAAATGGGCATCAGTAGTGGTAAGTACTTCTAGTGTCTTAGTATCAATAAACGTGTATTCATCAGTTCCATCAAATACGACATCTACATATGCTTCCTCAAACTTACTGTACAATTCGATGGTTCCAGTAGTGTCAATATCGGCAACATCAATAGCATCATTAATTGCTACGCTCATGGTTCCATTCTTCCAATTAGTATCAATTTTAAACATTATTTCTTCATCATTTTTAAAATACTGAATTTCATTAATACCATACTTGGATTTAGGTGTCAATGTATGCCACTTCATTTCTTTTTCCTCTTCTTCTTACCAAAGATTTCATCAATAGATTTGTCATCCATTGCCATATCAACTGCCATTCGTTTGATATCATTATCACTATTCAAACTTCTGAACAGTTCAATTTCATCACTCTTCATCGTTGGATATACCTGTGAAACAAACTGTGAAACCGTATCAGTTTTCTTACGTGAGTTAGGCGCCTTAATCCATTCATGGAATTGCTTCTTACCCGTACCAGTTAAACACATCAACTTCCAGATCAATTCTTCGTGTTTATATAAATCGTTATAATGCTTATTAACAAAATCGTTTGTAGTCAGTACCGCATCTTCTGCTCCAGACCCCTTCACGCTACTTGCATAACGCAGAAACAGCCAACTTGACCATTTCTTTTTATCATCAGATGGCAATCTTGCATACCAATCAAAGTCTCTACGATCAATAGCAGAGAGCACATCATTTAATGGAATTTTATCAGCCATGTATTGCTCCTCTAGGTGCTGGTATATATTTGCCACCATGTGTTAATAAAAACATACTACAAATTGTCTTAGATGTAAAGTAAAAACATTCATAATTATCAAAATATTCTACTGTCCAATCGTCTAATTCCAGAAACTCTTCGCACCATGCAATAGCATTAATTGTGCCATTAAAATAATCCAAAATGAGTACTCTATGATAATCAGAAGAAATCATAACTGCTTAATACATCAGGAATGCGGTTCAAGTCTTTTACAAAATATGCACACTTTGGCTTGTCACCATATTCAAGCGGTATAGCAAGAATATGACCGAACTTTAATTTAGGGAAGAACCACTTAACATCTGCAAACACGTTATTAATCGTAATCGGCTGCCAGTCCATTGTAAACCCACCGAGTGGATTAGTTAGAATTGTATCAAAACTACGCTCGTTAATGCTGGTCAATGGAATGAACTCTAGGTCTCCGATATCACGATCACCAATTAGAATATTCCAATCAATTGGCATTTCAATCATATGTGGCCCAATACTCAAACTAATACTGGGTGCGTTGAAGGTTTCAATGAATACAAGAGGGATGAAAAAGAAGTCTGGATCTTTCTTATCAGTAACATCCATAACACAATATCGAATATCATCAATTTCTTCAGGGAGACTATTCATCTCAAAACATCTGTTTTCTGGAGTTAGAATTTTCATTAGTATTTTACCTTTTCTACACTGAATGGATATTCAGCATCTTTATAGAATTTCTTTCGTTCTGTTAAATGTCTTTTTGAAAATTTACATCTACTTGTTACATCCCATATTTGAACAGAATCTTTATCTTTTGCTACACGAACACCGCGTCCGATAGACTGAATAACTCTTACAAAAGACTTTCCCGGCTCTAATAGAACTAAGTTGAAAATACGAGGGATGTTAATACCAACAGCAGCAACGCCATAAGTAGCAATAGTAATTGAATTTGTAGCCTCGTTGATTTCCGTATATGCCTCTTTGCGGTCAGTTGTTTTCATCGCACCCTGAACGAATGTAGCATCTGGTAGTAACTCCTGTAAAGCAACTCCGACGTTTATACGTCCGATTAGTACGAGTGTGTTTCCGGTTTGTGATACTTCGGTAATAAGATTTGCCAAGAATACTTGGCGCTTTTTGTCTTCCAATAAAAACTTTAGCTCACCTTGATAATCTGTATACTCTGATGTTTCTTGCGTTTGTACTACGTTAACATGGCAGTTGGCCAGAACTCCGATGTCCTGCAAGTCTTTTGCTGCCAAACGATTAATTACTTCTCCGAGAGAACTACGAATGGTAGCAAACTCATGGTCGGACTTAGGAATGGTACCAGTCAATCCCCATCGAAGTGGGACGTTAGCGAATATACCAGTAAGTAAATCTTTAAGAACATCTGCTTTCGCTTGGTGAACTTCATCTACCATGATACATACTACACCTTCGATGAATTCAACAATGTCACCTTCGCCTTTCTTTGTTTTCTTCAACAAGGAACTAAGTGATTGCCATGTACATATAGTATGTGTCTTGCCAAAGTCTTTGCGGTCACCGAAGTAAACGCCAGCATCTAGACCACAGTTTATATAATCTTCCTCTGTTTGGCGTACTAGATCCTTGTTCGGCACAATAACAATAGAACGACCGTATTTTTCTACAATTTTAGATAGAGTAGCAGTCATAATAGTTTTACCTGCACCGGTAGCGATCTCCTGAAGTGCCTGTGGTGTCTCAATAAACTTGTTTACTACATCTACTTGATAATCACGTAATCTAATTGGTTGACCAGCAATAGGATGACCTTCTGGCCAACACTTATCTCCCCAATAGTCCTCAGTGACTTGTTCAAACTCCATTACTTGATGTTCTCGGCGATCATCAATATCTATTTCATACCCAGATTGCATAATGATTGGGAGTAAATCATCTAATAAGTTTAGATAAGTTCTGCCACCAATATCACAGAATCGTACAGTTCCATCCCATCGTCCCAACTTATAGGCAGGCATGTGGTATGCATGTGGCAAAAAGAACTTCAACTTATCAGAACATTTTCGGCGGGTAGCTGGGTCAAGGCCTTCAAGTTTTACGTTGACTTCATCTTTAATTACAATTGTACATTTCTTCATAATATTATTCTAACATTTTTTGGGATCAAAGTCAAGAAAAAACAGACACCCATTAGGTGCCTGTTAATTATTTTACACTCGTTTCATACACGTTGTTTGTGCTAGTCGCTGCCACCGGTGAGGACTTAGCTTACATAAGTCTGCTAATTTCTGGGCCATACGCAGTGAGATTTCACGCATCTTAGATTGGTTATCTTCCAAGAATTGTACAATATCAATCTCTTGCTCTTTATTCAATCCTTTGGTATCAAACAACCCACCGTCGCGGGCAATCTGCTTAATACGTAAGATTTTATCACGGGTAGAATCCATAGTCAAATCAAGATAGTGACAGCGTGACATGATAGCCTCAAGGTGATCTTTAATTTTAGTTGAACGCACATTGTCAAATTTCAAGTTAGTGATAAAGATTACTGAACCTTTGAACTCGAAACGATCAGGGACGCCTTCACGACGAAGAAAGTGAGAATCAGAGTTCCAAGAAATCATACGCTTCTTGCCACTATCAAGTGCGGCTTTAAGAATGTTTAGTGCATTTTCGTCAAACAAGATACTATCACAGTCATCCAAAACTACAATATTCTTCGAGTCTGAATACTTGTACAGCATCGCATATAGACCAATAGGTGACATTGTACCTTTGACGAAAGTGTGGCGCAATGGGTTATCAGCCATAACATCAAACAACGAATCTTTCTCAAGTATCTGTTCAACGCCATATGTTTTACCAATCCCCGGAGGGCCGGAGACGACCATACCACGCACGATGCCATCAATAGTGGCTTCAGTCATTTCATCCAGAATAGAAAAACGTTCAGCAATGCGATCCATTACTTGTTCGTCAGTTTCACGATTAAACGAAACAACTTCGACGTTTTCTGGTTTTACTTTTACTCGTATTTTTGCGCGACCAATCTCGGTCTCGGATGCATCAACTGTGATAAAGTGTGTGCCATCTTTGGATTGTTTCATCTCAGCAACTACTGGGAATATACCAGTGACTTCTTTATTGAGATAAGAACCATTTGTGATTTGAACTACTGACATTTACATTTCCTCTTTTTGATTACTAACTAGTTATAAACTGATTCGTATAGGATGTCAAGCATTAATTTAACGGTGTCTCCAAGGTTCTGCCAAATCTGCCAAATGCGCTTCGTGCTGTTCACGTGCAATTACATAATTATCCCACAGCCCATAATTATGAGTATCTGGTCCAACTTTATTATTACGTGCGCGAGTAGAAGATTCTGCCATTTTCTCACCAAATGAATACCAGTCTACTATTTCCTTTGTGTCGGAAGTATACACTACATAGATTGGATAGCCACGTGATACTTCGGCTTTCAGTTTTGCATCAATATTCATTTTCATATTTATACCTCAGTCAGTTGAAAGTAGCAATCTGCAACAAATTTAATCGCAGTATCTCCGTGCGCGGCACGTACTTTTTCATAAACTTTTTCTACATCATGTCCATTTTGAATAAGTGAAAATACAAGTTGTTGCACTACTTTGCGATTAACAGGCGTGTTCATTAAGCTGCTTCCTTCATTGCTATGCCAGTATAGATGTACGGCTTGTTCCATTGACCTACATTGATGTCGAGATAGTGCGAACGGTGAAAATAATCGCTTTGACTATCATCATTGTTGAAGTACTTAGTACCTTTCATTGCTGCTACCAGATTAATCAAGAAGTCTGATGCTTCACCGTATGTCTCGGGATAACAGTCATTAACCTGGATATAACCGCTGTTATCGTAGTAAGTAGAGCCGCGGCGTTCTGCAATCTCCATATTCTTTTTGTTGGCTTCACCAATGAAGTCGATGGGTCCGCTTTTAATATTAACACATATAGTTGAATGATTATAAACAGCAATACTGGCTTTAATATTGTATTTTTTCAATACTGCTTTGATACCAGGAGCAAGTTCTTTTTTCATTTCTTGTGATACATACGCCATTGATTTAGTCCTCGTTGTTACTGTCTATACAATCTTTATAAACTGATTCGCACCAGATGTCAAGCTTTATTTAACCAATAAAGTAAACAATTATTCCAATCGCTAATACAAAATTCATTACGGAAGAAATAAGTTCGGCTGTCATGACTTTAATAAACTGTATCATTTGGGATTCTTTCTTTTTTATCTATACTTACTTTATACAGTGATTCGTATCATATGTCAAGAAAAAAGCGCAACAAAAAATGCTGCGCTTTCAAGTACTTGTAATTTTTTATGATTCTCTTACAATCTCTTCAGTTACCATCCTAATTTCTCCCAAGGAACATCTTTGTTTCCAAAGTGTCCATATACACAGTTATTACTGTACGCAGTATAGTTGAATAAATCGAATCTATCAATGATTCCTTTGGGTGACAAATCAATTTCATTGCGAATAAACTTTTCGATACTTTTGCTGTAACCGTTCGACTCAACATAGATACTTGTGGGTTGCTTCACGCCGATAGCATATGACAACTGAATGTTACACCAATCAGCCATTTCATCTGCTACTACATTTTTCGCCAACCACCGCGCCATGTAAGCAGCGGACCTATCAACCTTTGTTGGATCTTTGCCACTAAAAGCGCCACCCCCGTGAGGAGCAAAACCCCCATAGGTATCAACAATAATTTTACGCCCAGTAACACCAGCGTCACCATCAGGCCCACCGATAACAAAGTTGCCAGTAGGATTAAGATGCCAGACAGTATTTTCATCAATTAAATCTCCTAGTACATTCATTGCAGCAAGCTTACTGATGTTTCTTGCTTGTTCTACTTGTCCTTCTACGTGCTGTGTCGAAATAACAACTTGGTCAATACGTTTAACTTTACCACCGTCATACTGTACGCTTACCTGTGACTTTGCATCTGGTCCTAATACATGCTGGCGGTGCTGTTTAAGTTCTTTTAGAACTTCGTGTGCGTAGTAGATAGGGGCTGGTAAGTATGCATCATTATCGTTACACGCATAACCAAACATAATGCCTTGGTCACCTGCACCAAAGTTGTCTGTTCCCAATGCGATATCTGCACTTTGTGAATGGATTTCATTGTAGATGTTTAGTTTATCCCAGTGAAATCCATCTTGCTCATAACCAATCTCTTTAACTTTGTTGCGTACAATTTCTTTAACTTCGTCTTTGCTTACGTTAAAGTTTTTTACTTCGCCAGCCAACGTAACATGATTGGTAGTTACAAGTGTCTCAACTGCTACTCGGGTCGCAGAGTCGCCGTTCTTTAATCCAGCATCAACAAGTGCGTCACTAATCTGATCTGCTACTTTATCTGGATGTCCGTCGCTAACACTCTCGCTAGTAAAAATATAGTTCATAGTTTTCTCCACATATAGTTTATAGTAAGTTAGAGTGACATGCCACCAAATGTGTTTTTATCAACATCTTGCTTAACACCACCAATAACATATGACGAGATTTCAGTCTCTTGTGGAGCAACTTGTACATCACCACCAGCAATCCATTTTTGTGTCCATGGAAGTGGGTTCGCTTGTGGAGTAGTATAAGGACATTTAAGACCAACTGCTGTCATACGCTTGCAACAAATCCACTCAATGTAATCAGATAGTAGCTGTGTGTTTAGACCAATCATTGATCCATCTTTGAACAAGTATTCAGCCCATGCTTTCTCTTGATCAACTGCGTCTACAAACATTTGAATACACTCGGCTTCAGTTTCTTTTGCAATCTGAATGTAATCTGGATCATCTTTAGGAAGAAGTTTTAGCAGTGTCTGTGTTGAACCCAAGTGTAGATTTTCATCACGTGCAATCAACTTAATAATTTTAGCATTACCTTCCATCTTCTTCAATTCAGCAAATGCCCATGAACAAGCAAACGATACATAGAAACGTACACCCTCAAGAATGTTAACACTCATAAGAGTTTTGTACAATAGTTTCTTGATTTCATACTTATCGATAACTACTTTGTTGCCGTTAACAGTGTGAGTGCCTTCCCCCAACAGGTTGAAGTATGATGTCATTTCAATCAACTGGTCATAGCATACTGAGATTTCATCTGCACAATCCATAATCTCTGGAATATCCATCATGCCATCAAATACTTTTGATGGATCTGAATATACGTTACGGATAATATGAGTGTATGAACGTGAGTGAATTGTTTCACTAAATGTCCAGGTAGTGATCCATGCCTCTAGTTCTGGGATAGTTACTAATGGACTAAAAGCTTCAGTCGGTGCACGACCTTGTACACTATCTAATAGAATTTGGCGCTTTAGGTTAGATGTAAAGATATGACGCTCATTGTCTGTAAGATTTTTGAAGTCGTTAGAATCTTTAGTGACATCTACTTCTTCTGGACGCCAGAAGAAACCAAGTTGTTTGTCAGTAAGTTTATCAAACTGCTTGTACTTTAGCATGTCATACCGTTGAATTGCTACCGCACCCGCGGGGTCCATAAAAGCTAACGCTTTTGTGTGGTCTGTTCTGTTTTCTGAATTAAATACACTCATTGTTTTTCTCTCTATTAAATTACGCAGGAATCGCAGTCATCATCTTCTAGTTGTGATAACGCTAGTGGTTCGTCCATCAGTTTGTCAATATCGACTTCACCTTGGCCATCGAATGTGTTGAAGTAGTACAATTGCTTGCCACCATACTTATAGAACATAATAAGATGCTGGAGCATTGTAGACATTGGAATCTTTTCTTCATCGTAAAATACAGGATTATAACTTGTGTTTACTGAGATACCTTGGTCAATATACTTCTGTAGAACTGCTACAATCTTTAGGTAACCTTCAGGAGATGTTTGATCCCATAGCAGTTCGTATTTGTTTTTTAGTTTGTGAATACCCGGTACAACTTGCTTTAGTACCCCATGCTTTGATTGTTTGACTGATACTAGTGAGCGAGGTGGCTCAATACCGTTAGTTGAATTAGAAATCTGCGCTGATGTCTCCGCTGGCATAAGAGCCATTAGAGTAGAGTTACGAATACCAAACTCTTTCAAATCACTGCGTAGTCCATCCCAGTCTTGGCGCTCTTGGTGAGTAACTAGTTCATCAACATCAATCTTACGAGTATCGATTGGAACAATACCTTGTCCATACTTGGTCTCGTTTGACCCACTGCATGGTCCTAATTCTTTTGCAAGTTCAACACTTGCTTTGATTAGATAGAAAGACCATGCTTCTGTCCATTCATCAATCATATCAAGATTTGGATTAGTATATGTCATATCATTCTTTGCCATCCAATATGCAAAGTTGATGATTCCCACGCCAACTGGTCTACGCTTCAATGTTGATAATTCAGCAGCAAGTACTGGATAACGCTGGTAATCAAGTAGGGCATCAATGCCACGAACTGCTAAACGGCAAACACGCTCAAAGTCAGCAAGTGTTTTGATATTACCCCAATTGATTGCAGCAAGAGTGCATAGTGAAATCTCACCGTCTGGATCATGTAGGTGCTGCAATGGTTTAGTAGGAAGGTTAATTTCTTGGCACAAGTTAGACTGTCTAACTGGAGCAACATCTTGCAAGAATGAACTATGTGTGTTTGCATGGTCAACATTCATCAGATAGATACGGCCAGTATTTTTACGCTCATTCATAAATGCAGAGAATAATTCACTTGCTGGAATTGACTTTTGGCGAATAGTGGTATCTTGCTCAGCTAGTTCATACAGGCGCTTGAATTCATCTTGGTCATTAAAGAATGATTCGTACAATCCAGGGACATCGGCTGGAGAGAACAATGTGATATCACCGCCTGTCATTAGGCGCTCATACATTAGTTTATTGAATTGTACACTGTAGT